CTGGCCGTGTTGGTTCTGAGGTAGCCATATGGATTCATTCTCAGAGTCTTTAGAATATTTGCGCCTCCCAGGCCTACGCTCGTGTTCAGTAGGATGCGTCTATTGGCAATCGTGTAATCTTGGGTTGAAGCTGCAAATTGACTCGACCAGAGAACATAATTGTCCGCCACGGTGGTGAAGAACATGTCGATGTAGGCGCTCTGAGGTCTAGGGGCTCTGAACTCGTAGTCACCTAGCACCACATTAAGAGGCTGTTCGGCGAACGAGTATGCGTAAAATGTTCCGTTGTTATGGAAATTATGCACATAAGCTTGATATTCTTGAAGAAATAATGGTTTTCTTACTTCATTTCTATCAGTTTTGTTGAGCGTCGTGATTCTTGCCGAAATGATGGGATTGTAGAATTGTGGATTGTATCCGGTGACTTTGTTTTTGAATGACCAGAATATTGCTCGGCACGAGTAGGCGCTGTTGAAATAGTATCTGTATTTAGCGCCCAACGAGGCTGGCAGTTCGATCTCCTCGGTGTTGATTTTTTCGATGGGATAACGCTGCGGTGTGGATCTAAACATAAATCGTTCTTGATCCGTTAACGTAATTTCTTGAGTGACGAATTTGAATTCGGTGAGATCCGCTCCAGCCGCAAAGCCGCCGATGTCGCTGAAGATTTCGGACAGAGACCTGAATTGTATCACGATGGTCAACTCCGAATTGTGCATGGAACATAGCGGGAGTGGGGCGCGGAAGGAATTGGTACCAATCTTGGAATCCACGTAGTGTCGATTGAAGAAAAATGGCAGTGGGTAAAACAGACGCTGACTGGTATCGCCGGTTTTAAGCGTGGGCTGCAAGTCAAATTGAGTTCCCAAATTAAACATCGTATTGAGAACATCTTGGCGTTCTTGTGCCGTCGAATACATGGACTCGTATATGGACATCCATTCTCCTCGCATGGATTGAATGACGAGACCGTCCACCAAAAGATCAACCCTTCGAATCATCGATAGACCCACGTTTCTCAGGCACGTGGGTGTTCCCGTCGAGGATGGCATTTTAAAGTTTAACATCAATCCGGTAAGCAAATCTCCCATTTCCTTTGGTTTGAACGTGTGTCTGATCTCTTCACCCAGAAACGTGGTTTCGGTGGGTCTATAGAAACGATAATACGGTGTAGTTTGTGTGTATTCAGGATATCTATATTCTTTGGAAACTTTTTCATAAAGAAACTCATCCTGCTGTCCCACGCCACTCAAGCCGGTTAGAGCACCAATACCTGTGTCTCCACGGAATCCAACTGGAGGCTTCTGCATGTTCCTCTCTTAAAGAAAAGGGACATTTTAAAAAATAATAATGAGTCGCGAGGAACAGATCATAGCCGCCTACACGAACGCAATCCAGCCCGTTCTGGAGAATGCCGTCGTGGTGGCAGCCGAATATTGTAAAGCCACCGGCAGGAGCATCGTCACTGCCCTCGACATGGAATATGGAATGAAGTGGAGCGCCATGAAGTTGACAGGAAGGGTCTACGGATCCATACTACCAGATGAAGACGACGAGGATTCTGACGGGTGGGAGACCGATGATGATATGGTCGTGCAGGAGTGCGATATGGGGTTCGACGACGAGTTCCGCGAGTATGACGGGGACGATGAACGCTATCTGGAGGTAAACCAGGCGGTCCGCGAGTGGGCTGACTGGGAACCCGAGACCGAACTTGAGATGATGATAAAGAGCGCCGTAAATTCTAGACGCTAATAGTAATCATGCCTGGCGGAATTGGTCTGGCTAACCCCCAATTCCCCTATAAGAGTTACTTCGATCCTATAGGGGAAGCGGCACCAACATCCTACACATACAATGATACCAACAAGAATCAATTTGCCCTCAGGTCTTTCAAGGACGATGAAGGGAATTGCTTCACGGACATGGTGCTGATGAGCGATGGCGCTGACAGCACGTCAACCTTTAGATTGTTCACCAACACACCAGAAGGAAATGCAGTCGAAAACATGTCTGTACAAAATGGAAATGTCAGCATCACGGGAAATGTCGGTATCGGGACGACGGATCCAAGAGCACTACTCGACGTAAACTCCACGGGAGCGATGATCGTTCCAGTTGGTACAACAGCTCAACAGCCGACTACGGCGTATGCGGGTATGTTGAGGTTTAACAGTACAATAAATAAAATGGAATATTATAATAATAGTTCACAATGGATTCCAATACCACTAATAACAACATCTGGAGGAAATGATGTATTTATACACAATAATTATAAAATACATGTATTTACAGGTGGTGGAAATTTTATATTAGATGGACCGCCTGGTAGAATAGATGTTCTAATGGTAGCCGGTGGAGGAGGAGGAGGTACGGATAATGGCGGTGCAGGTGGTGCAGGTGGTCTAATTTTTAAACCAGATATAGATATTGATCCTGGAAATTATATTATTAGTATAGGTACGGGCGGAACCGGGTCGACGGACGCATCAATTACCGCCACAACGGGAGGCGATACCACGGCTTTTGCATTAACAGCCAAGGGTGGTGGTTACGGTAATAATGGGCACCCGACGGGGACATCAAACTCTGGTGGTTCAGGTGGAGGAGGTGATGGAGAACGTGATACTTCGGGTGGTGCCGGTACACAATCATCACAATCTGGAGACTCTGGTACTTATGGGTATGGTAACAGCGGTGGTAACGGTGGCGGTGTAGGTGGTGCAGGTGGTGGTGGTGGTGGGGGCGGAGCGGGTACATCTGGTTCGAACGGTGATAGCGCTGCAACTGATGTTGGTGGCGTTGGCGGAGATGGTCTATACGAGGTAACCATAGGTTCTACTACGTACAATTTCGCTACAATTTTTGGTACAAGTTACGGGGAAATAATTTCAGATGAAGCGTGGTTTGCGGGTGGTGGAGGGGGTGGCAATGGTAATGATAATGACACCGATGTCGCTGGGGGTAAAGGTGGTGGTGGTACAGGTAAAGGTGCGGATTGGATTTCTGGTGACAGAAGCATCGATGGAGACGCAAATACAGGTGGAGGTGGTGCCGGCGGGACGTGGGATGGCACTACCGGATACGGTCATGGTGGTAATGGTGGCTCTGGTATAGTAATCATTAGAGTACATAATTAAATATTTTATAACATACATATTAAGATGCCCCAGTGCTACCAACTTGACGAAGATACAAATTGTGTTATCGGCGTAGTAGAATGTGATAATGAAAAATGGTGTGGAAGAACATACGGAGGTAAATGGTTTAAAAATAATTCAAATAAATTTATTGGTTTGGGTTACATATATCACACAGAATATAGTACATTTTCTCCACCAAAACCATACGAATCTTGGACACTCGACACGGAAAGATTTACATGGAATCCACCTACACCTAGACCAAGTGGTACAAAATCATACACGTGGAATGAAGAAACCAAATCATGGGATGAGGTTTCCTGATATCAGTAACACAACAAGTCACGAACCGCGTTTAATTGAAAATAAATATTAGTGAATTGTCTGGTAGAAACCAATGGAAGGTTATGAGTATGATCCAGACGAATATGCCACAATTTCCAGTGAGACCGAATCCGATACTGAAAAATCATTGGTCCCACTGGAACACGAGGAGAGCGTTCAGATTTTAAAACCTCAGGTTGAGTACTCGGAACTGGACGATGTATTCAGTGAAGAGTTGGATGATCTGGACCTCCGTGATTTCTTCATTGAAAAAAAGCAATCTAATAATAGAGTATGTCAAGTTACGACATCGTTATCGACAGTTCAACCAGGAAGGACAGAGCCACAACCGATGCTAACAACTTCACCAGTTATCTCAGCACACCCCTTTATGGAATCCAATCCATGAGTTTTGTCTCTGCATCGGTTCCCTATATCAACGGAACGTCATCGGTGGTGAATGGCAACGTTCATGCCTATTATGTGGTTTTGGAGGTGCCAAACTATGGGATTTTGACTGATAGGATCTATACGGTGGACAATCCTTATGCTTATAATGATACTGTAAGGACTGGAGCAACTGGGACTATTGCGGAATTCACTATAGTGGTAAATTCATCTAATGGAATTGAACTTGGTATGGACGTCACCGGAACTGGTATAGGAACCAATGCAAAGGTGACTGGAATAAGTGGAACAACGATAACTCTTGACGTGGCAAATTCGGGTACCGTGTCGGGTCAGGTCACTCTTGTGAATGCCGTCAACAATCGTTTTGATTTTGCTTACACCGGTTCACTCGTGGTGCCTGCACTGGCCGGCGCGAGTCCCACCAACTACGTGATGAGTTCCATGAATGACAGCATCAGTGTTCAAAAGACCGTACCAGTCATGGAAGCGATCAGGGTATCCATCTACTACTATGACACGAGTGACAATTCATTCAAGTTGTATCCATTCACAAACTCGGGTGCATCCACCGAAGAGTTCGTACTCAAATTGAATGTCCAAGCCACCAAGGACAAACGTTTTGCCACCAAACAGCAGGACGAGGACGACAAGCGTCTGGAACCCAAGATCGCACCACCGATGACGCCAGGGTCCGAGAATACATTTGCGCGCAAGTTAATTAACTACTATAGGTCCAGCACTCGAAACAAGTTGAATCCAGAGGTATCCACAGAACCCGTCGGTGCCCTGCTGCCCCGCCGAGAGTTCATGGGAGTTCCCACCAAGTATGCTCAGATCCTGATCCCAATCGCGGTCGTTCTTTTGGTGCTCGCTATTCTCTTGGCTAAGTAATAATGGCTAGGTCATCTTACACGACAACAGGTCTCCCGGATTTCAACTACGAATATCACACGATATCATTTGACACACTGGATCAAACAAGTTCCAATAACTTTACTGTGTACTTCAATTCACCTTTGAAACAGGTGGTTCAAGCACGCTTGTTGGGTCTCCACGTTCACACCCGTGGGTCCGTGGAACATCTCTATATGCGAATCCGCGAACTGGAATCCAACTTCAATGACCGACTCACCAAGAACCCGCCGACAACCCCAGCTACTTCACCGGTTCAGTCTATTGCTCGTGGTGCCTTTGGGTCCATCATCACGGATAATGATCAGGGTTCGTCATCTGACCAGTTGATTATTTTCAAAGACAACTATGATTTAATTACTCAATTTATTCATCCTATAGAAAATTTGGATCGTCTGACTGTAAAGTTGTTCAACCAGAACGGCGCTCTTATCCCGAACCCTTCGGGTGGAAAGGAAATCAATCACTTTATCATCAAGTTCGTCTGTCGTTCGCCCAACCTACCCGGGAGGCAGACGCTTCCGTGGGTTCAGCCCAGGGTTGGCATCTAGATGTCGTCCTCCTCGACCACCTTGACCGTCCATTCCTGAACTGGTTGTTCCTTGATTAACTTTTCCAGACGCATCTTGGTGGCCTTGACCGTTCGCTTGACGTGTTCAGCAAGTTCTTCTATCTTCTTGTCTTTGTTCTTCAAGAGCCACTCTTCATCTTCGTTAGACCACCGACCCGTCTTCAGGGTCGAATGTTCCTTGGCGATCTCAAGAGCCATCTTCTTCACCTTGGTGAGTTGTCCCTCGAGACCTTCAATCTCCTTGATCAGATCATCGATCGTAGGCTTTGGCGCAGGAAGCAGCTCTTGGTGACCATGCTCGCGGTGCCATAGGACCCTCTCCCAGAATGCCTTCATGATGGGCATGTTGGTCGCCCACCACTCGCGATCCCGTGGAATCTCCACACAGACAAACTCGGCAGGCTTGGGGTAGGTGATTTCAGCGGGTCGATACTGCACAAAGTCACATACTTCCAAGTCCAGGACTTCCATGAGCACCTGCACCTGCGCGAGATACCACACCGGTGGTGTTCCATCACCAATGGGTCGGGACCTTGGACACTTGATCTCCAAAAGTCGTCCGCTATAAGTGATGCCATCGGGTGACCCACCGATCCAGTCGAGGGTGTGGTGGGGTTCAAGACCAATCTCGAATACTTTTTGATTGTGACGTTCCTCATAGATCTGTCGGGCTTCATCTTCATACTTCTGACCGTGCTTGGTCGCCCAGTCGTTGAAGGGTTCACTGACTCCACACTTTTTCAGAATCAACTTTTCAGGTTTTTCGTAGGGATTCACCCCTATCGCCGTACCGGCATCGGATGCCGTGAGCATCGTGCCTCTCATCTTGAACCACGCATCGGAACGTTGTTCAGGATAAGTCTTGTTGAAAAACTTCTCCGCTTGGGGATGCATACTAGTTAGCATACTGCTGTAATGTTTAAG